CGTTGATCTCAACCGTTGATCCGTCCGGCCGCATCGCCGCATCGAATGCGAAGCCCTCGGTATCGTTCGTGCCCCACAGCGTGCCAGGGGTCTTGATGACGACAGGCAGGAGCAGCCGGTTGATCATCGCCTGCGTCTCGGCATAGGTCGGCACCCTGCCGTTGTTCTGGTCCCGGAATTCGTCGACGCTGTCCTTCAGCGCATTCTGGAAGCGCGCCAGGCGCAGGGACATTTCCTCGCGCTTCTTCCGGTTCTTGTCAGCGCCCAGCCCCGTCGTCGTGAGCCCGACGGCGTCGAGCGCGGTATCGGCCTGCTTGTAGGCGTCCGCATAGACGGAGCCGGTCTGAACAGCCTTTGCGCCATCTTTCAGGGCCGAGGTTTGCTGGTCCGTCATCTCCTTGAACGCGGCGTTGTCGAGCCGATCACGGAACTCCATCAGGTTGCGCTGGGAGAACCCGACAGGATCGACAGCGGCGGCGCGACGCAGCTCGTAGAGCAAGGTCTGGTCCGTCTCCGGCTCGCCGCGCTTGGTCCGTGCCTCGTGATAGCTCCAGGCAGACGAGACCGACGACATGCCGGCCGCCAGCCGCGTCTCGGCGCTGACATCGTCGGGCGTGCCGCCGCGGTCGACCACGGCGAACAGTTCCAGTTCGGCCGCCTTTTTTGCCTGCTGCTGTTGCTTTTCCTGCGCCTCCATCAGCGAATAGAGGCGCTTGCGGGTCGCCTCCCTGATGTCGGGATCGGAGATCGCCGCGATCTGCTGTTCCATGTCGACGAAGCTTGGTGCGCTGCCGCCCGCGACCGGAGCGCCCTGGCCGCGAACGATGGCGGCCTCGTTGTTGCGGCGGTTCCGGTTCACGCCGCCATTGTCTGTCGCGCGACCGGCGATGGCCTGCGCGATGGCCTCCGTGTCGCCGCTGCGCACGGCGCTCGCGACATCGCCGGGAAGACGCCCGTAATTGTACGCCACGGAGGTCAGTGCGGCCTGCGCATGGGGCGGGAGGGACCGCCAGCGCTCGCCGCCGACATCTTCGGCTATGCCCCGCTGGAACTCAGCGACGCGGCGCTGAAGGTCGCGCTCGGCATCCGCGCGAGACACCGTCGTTCCCGTCGTCACCTTGCCGACCGATCCGTCTGCACGGGTGAACGTGTCCGAGCCGTACCCGGTGCGCCAGGCGTTCACATCCCAATAGGGGGTGGACCGGAAGCCCTCCTTCTGCCGCAGGAGGCCAAGCGTCAGATCGCCACCCGCGACGACACGCGGGCCTGCAACACCCTGGACTCCGGGCGCAACCTTGGCGGCACCGCTCAGGATGCGGCTTGCCTCCCGCTTCGATTTTTCGTTGACCAGCTCGTCGCGCATGGCCGTCTCGACGGCGAACTGATCCGAACCGGTGATCTGGCTCTTGTTCGCCAAGTAGTATTTTTCAGCGGCGATCGGGTCCTGTTCAACCATGCGGGCAATCACGCCCTTGCGGATGGTCGAGACGTAGTTCTCGCGCCCGACCTTCAACGTGTCGGCGTCCCAACCTTCAAGCTCGGCGCGGGTCTGCAACTCGGCCAGACCGGCCGCAATGTTCTTGTCGACCATCTTCGGATCGCCATAGGAGGCAAAGGCATCCTGCTGGAACGATTCCATCCGGCTTTCGCTGGAGGTTTTGAACCAGGACTTCTTCGCCTGCGCCGTGTGGACGATGCCGCCCTGGAGCGCCGATTGCTTCCGCGCTTCGGCCGACTGGCGATACATCCGCGCGGCCTCTCCGGTGAGGCCTTCGCCATTCTTAAGGATCGCCTCGTCGACGCCCTTCTGATAGTCCGCCCAGCCGTCGACGGCCGTCTTTCCCTCTTTGAGCAGAAAGCCGCTGTCCGGGTTGTATTGGAGGTCGCGCAAGCTGTTGGACAGCGCAACGTCACGGTCCTTGGTCTGCGCTTCCGCTTCGAGCGCGCGGACACGCATCACGGCATCGCCCATGCGATCGACGCCCGCCGCGAGCCCCTGCATTCCCCGGCCGATGTCGGAGCCAAAATCCCGTGCATCGGCGCGTGTCGTCATGCCCTGCTGGACAAGCGGGCGAAGGCGCTCGGTTGGCTGGAGTGTAGGAACGGTGGCCATGCTTAGCGGTCCGCCAACAACGGAGATTTATTCTGGTAGTACGCCTTGCCGGCGCCGGTCAGCAGCGTTCCGCCGGCCTCCAGCAAGGAACCGGTGACAGCGGCCCGCCCTTGGGCGCGCGACAGCTTGGCATCGGCCCTGCGATTGGTCGCGTCGACATCGAACGCATAGGCCTCGCGTGCGGCGTTCGACCGGATGGTCAGCGCGTCGATTTCGCCGATCATGGCGCTGTCGACCAGCGTATTCAGCGCCGAGCCGAACCCGATATCGACACCGTTCGCCGCCATGGCCGCACGCTGCCTGCCGATGACTGCTGCGTTTTCCTGCCTTTTGCGTTGCTCATCCAATTGGCCGCGCTCGATCGCATCCCGCGCATTTCGCTCGGCGAGCTTGGCGTTCATGTCCTGGACCTGCGCGTTGTATTGCGCGGCCCGGTTGGCGGCCTGTCCTTGCTGGATCGCACCGCCAGCGCTCAGCAGCGTCGATCCGATCGTCAGCGCAATGCCGAGGTCACACATCTGCCGCCCTCATTTCGAACATGCGGAAAGGCGTCCGGCCAGCCCCGAGAGGGAACGGATCAGACAGAACGAAGCCGAGCCACAAAAGCCAGCGTTTCGAGACATCGTTGCGGTCGTCGACCACGTTGCGCAGCGTCGGATACTTCGACAGCATGCGGTCACGCCACCATTTCGAGGCGCGCAGGAAGTGCCGGAATTCCCGGTCGATGACATCGGAGCCGAGCAGCCACGGCGCTCCGACGCCGGCCAAAAGACTGATCGGCCCGACGCCGAACATGATCTCCGCCCGTCCGTCGAACTCGACGGCATAGGCTTCGGTCGACCGCTGGAGCGAGAACGAAAGCGCCTCTGCCGGCCCGACGCCGCGAGCCGCGAACACCTCCCGCCGGTCTGCTTCCCGCATCCGGCCGGCAACATCGTTTACATGGCCTTCATGGGCATGGACGACATGGAACCTCATGCGCCGACCAGAATATCCGGCATGATACCGAGGATAGTCATCGGCAGCGGATCGTCCTGGCGAACCACCATCGTGCCGCCTTTGGTCCAGTCGGGAGTCACAGTGATCTCGATATCGCCTGTGTAAAGCCGGATCGCCTCGTTCCAAGCCTCCGTCGACCGCTGCTTGTACTCTGTCATCTTCGTTTCCGAAGGCCCGACAAACAACCCGCGCGAGTCTTTGATGCGCAGGGTCATCGCGGCAATCGTCTTGGGCCTTCCCTGAACGCTGCCGATACCGCGCACAGCCCCGAGATCCAGATCGAGGGTTTTGATAAGCGCAGAATAGGGTAGGCCGACATGCAGCTTCGTCGTCGGGTTCGGGAGCGTCACCGCGCCGTTCGTCACGGTCAGCCCGCGCACGACATCGCCATTGGACAAGGCGACGACACTTTTGCCCTCTAGATGATGCAGCCCCCTAACGACGCCGGTCGGCGCCCCTTCATAAGAGAGGCCGCAATCCACGAAGAATGCATCTTCGGCAACCTCGAAAGCCCGGCTGTGCAAACGTTCGATATAGCGCTTGTCCTGTCCCTTGATGACACGCTTGACGATCAGGTAGACCGCGTCCTCGCCGGACTCCGGGACCGCCATGACATCTTCAACAAGCCCGTCCGTCTCATGGTGTGTCCAGGCCCAGACCTCGTGCTCCCGCATGTATGTCAGGCTGAGCAGCCCGCCGTCATTCATGACAGCCCACACAACGGAATGCGGTGACTGAGCATAAGCCCAGGAGACGATCCTGCGGCCTTCGAACAGGTGGCGGGCCATGATCGTCAGGTCCGAGCCGGTGAAACCGTCTTCCGCGAACTGGTATGAGAAATCCCGCACCACGCCGCCGCGTGCCTGCGGGAACAGGATCACGTTGCCCACGACGATGGGCTGTAGGTAGGACGCGCCACGATACGATTGTGCCTGAATCTTGGGGTTCTGATTCAGGAAGTCTTCGCTGCCGCCGGAGACGATCCATTCCGCCGCCGAAGAGAACAGGCTGAGGCCTCGCGTGGAGACCATGGAGCGGATTTCGTTCTTCTCCCTGGAGCGAACGCGAAATGTGATGGCATCGCTGTCCTTCGCCGGGGACGCCGCGCCAAAGTTCTCGTAGTTGCCCGACTGGCCGAGATAGACGGCCGAGGGTTCGTCCAACGTGCCGGCGAAGGCAAGGCGTTGTTCATGGAAGGTGACGGCGCGCGGATATTTGCCGGCGGCGTCGAAGGGGTTGTTGCCCTCCTGCGGCCCATCCGCGATATCGGGTGTGATGTTCTCGTCGGTAAAGCTGGTCGTCTCGGACGCGCCGACATAGCCATAGAGGCCATTGAACCGCCGATAAATATAGTAGCGGGAGGCGCCGGCGACGGCATTCCACGTCAGATCATTGCGGTTGCCCTTGTAGGACATGTCGTTTTTGACCGTGACAGGCGGGGATGGAAGGCTTTCCTCCCCGGTATCTTCATTCACCGCCGACACGACATAAAGCGTATCCTTACCGAACTCGACCGATGCCACCACGCCGGTCGGCGTCGAAGGCGCTCCTGGCGCGGAGCTCGACGGGATGGTGCTTGCGTCGCCGACGATCGCGCCCGTGGGGAACTCTATGCTTGTGCCGGTCGTCTCCGCAACGCGGCCGGTCTCATCGTCAGAGCGGTACACCCGATACCTTGCCGCGCCGGCGACCGCGTTCCAGCTGACTTTCAGGAATTGCCCGTCTTCATTCTGGTACTGGAAATTCGCGGCGTTGGAGTTCGAAGACGCCGCGCTTTCAGCCCCGAACGACGAGACGGACGTGACCTTGAAGGTGAAGTTCCCGGTGTCCCCCGTGCGCAGCTTGTAAACGGCAGTGACCGCCAAGCCTGTCGGAGCAGCCATTGATGGCGCGAAATTCGGCGTGGTCAGCGTCCAGTTGTCGTCCGCCAGCCTGCTTAGCTTACGCGGCGCATACTGTGCGTTGGAGACGATGAACATCACGTCCTTTTCTTGCGCGAAGGACATGAAAGGCAGATCGGCCGCCACATACGGTGTCGCCATCTCGTAGACGCGACGCGCCGTCCCCCCGCCCGAGTAGGCAGGAAGCATCGAGGTATCGATGGTCGCTCCGAACATATCCTCCAGCGTGAAGGTGTTCGCGGCCACGTTGCGAACGACGAAATTGCGGCTCGACAGCGCCGTCATGCCGCCGATCGACAGCAGCACGACCTCATCGCCGTTGGCGTAGCCATGCGCATTCGATGTGACGACGCCAGGATTTGCCTGGCTGATGCCCGTGATGGCCTTCGCGGCCTCCAGAACAGGGGAGCCGGCGCGCAGGACGCGCATCTTCAGGTCGGTGAAGACCAGGTTGTAGGTCTGGCTGGTGTCCGCGTCGAAGATGAACGGGATCTGCGTGGCCTTCTGCGATCCTCGCGTTTCCGCGATGAACTGCGTCCCGGCGCGATTAGATACGCCGCCGTGGGCATGCACGAAGACGTTCTTCGCAACCTTGAGACCTGA